GCCGCTGCCCCCGTTCAAATTGGGCGCGGTCGGCTTTGCCGGGGTCGTCAGATCGGGCAGTGCTTTATCCAGCCATGCTGACAGCTTAATCGGGTCGTCAAACTCCGGCACCAGATGTTTTTTATCCTCTGGAATGCCCGCCAGGCGTGCCTGGAGTGTGCTTTCGAAGCTGTCCCGGTAGCGTTTGACCTCTGCCTGAGCCGTGCGCAGTGCCGTGAGTTCGGTCTGAGCCTGCTCGTACAGTTCTTTGTAGCGGTTTTGTTCCGCCAGTTCGGTCTCGCGCTGTTTGCGGTTCGCTTCATCCGTCTGTGCTTTGGCATCGGTCAACTGCTGAAGCTGCGCTTTGAGTTCTTTCATCTGATTGTTGACAGCATCAAAGCGGCTTTTCGGAATCATATGCTCTGTGTTTTGCGTCTCAGCAGACGAGGGTGATTCCGGGTTCGAGTTCGGGTTATCGGTCATTATGATTGTCCTGTTTCGTGTTTTACGTGTAACGGCACGGAATAAAAAAGCGCTCCATCGGGAGCGCTTCCTGGTAAGAAATATAGTTGGTGTAAGTGGTGTTATTCGTTATTTGGGCGGTGTTTAAAAATCGCCTTCACCTGCTCATCATAGGCACGCGCGACGGCTTCTGCTTCGACCTGATACGTCAGCCGTTGATGGTATTCTTCCTCTGTTTCACCGTTCATCATGTCGGGTTGGTCGCCGATGAGATACCAGCGGTTTAATTCACGCCCAACAACACTCGCCGGGGAATTATCAACTAACCGCACTATGAACGGTTCGCCCTGCCTGCCTGGTCCAATGGGCATCGTCGCATACACATAACCAGGGTCAATCTCGTCATTCTTGCGCTTGCGTTTTTGTACCGGTTCGCTCTGCGCCATTTCCCGTGCCTTACGGTTCTTGCGCACAGTCAGATAGCAAAAGAAAATCGCAGTGCCGTATACCATCAGAATGATCAGGTCATGAAGCATGGAAGTTACCTCAACATTTCCCTGATTATACTACATCAAACACCCGCTGCACGATAGCGAACGCCTCGGCATTGCTCAGGTCATCAAAATGCACAAAGACGACGCCGTTGTGCCCCCGCTCTACTTCCCCGGCAAGCGCGGTAAGTGTCTCATTCAACCGGGTCATATCGGCGCTATCCGCAACACGCAGTTTGGCGCTTCCGCCACTGTTACGCATCCAGGCGACGGAGTATCCGTCATCTTTCATAAACGGACGCAGGGCGCGAATGACTCCCTCAAACGGGGTTTCTGGCGGCGTATCGGGCAGTTCCTTTTTACGCGGCATTAGCGGTTATCTTCCTTCGTGTAATACACGCTCTGCGATTTGCAGTACGGGCAAACACGCCCGGTTGCCGTGTTGGCGTGAGTCGGCAGAATACCTTTGACATTCGCTGTGACCACCCACTGCCCTTTGCAGCGGCGGCAGTGTCCGATGTCGGTATGCTTTGCGCCGGTGTCAATGTAGGGCATTACAATACCTCCAGGGTACAGACACAGTTGGTCAGGCATTCAGTATCCCCCGCGCCGGGATATGTGGGCAGCGTGTCCGCAGTGTAGGGACTGCCCGCCGCCAGCGCCAAACATCCGTTGCAGTGTTCCGCCGGGTGCAGGGTCCAGTAGATTTTGACGTTCTTTTTCTGTCCCCCGGCAAGCGCCTGCCAGAAGCTTTGCTGTGTGGCACTGGCATACATCAAGACGCGGCTGACCGCTGCTGCCAGTGACATGCCCGCCACTATTGCCACGACAAAATCCCGCAGGAAGCGGAACTGTGTTTCAAGCGTGTCCTGTACCTGGCGGCGGGCGGCGTCGTCCAGATTAAATTTGCCGCCTGCGCCAAAGACTGCCTGCGCCAGATGCATCTCTTTCAGCAGCGATGCTACTGCCACCTGCCACTGCTCCAGGCTGATTTGCCCGCTGTACAACTGCTCTGTAAGCGCGCGCAGCAGGTCGCGGCTGGCTTCCTGGTGGAGTCGCATCTCAGCGACTACCGCATCGGTACTCAGCGGTAAACCGGTGTCCAGGTCCAGCCATTTCCGGCGGCGGTTATCGTAGACGTATTCTGCCATTGAGCGGCGTCCTGTCCAGTGCGCTAATCCAGTTCGGGGAAGCGTGGTTATCCCACCACTGCGCGGCGCTTTCCACATCGACCGCATCGACCACCGCCAGATTCAGCAGGTCCTCTAAATCGAGTACGTCCCCTTGAACCGGGTTATCTTCCAGCGTGTTTGAGCGCTCTGGCGATACCTCTGGCGTTATCGTCTGCGGCGGCAGATTCACCATGTCCGGCGATTCCGGGTTCGCTGGTGGGCGCTGCGACGGGTTCGGGTTCGCTAACGGCGGCATCGCTCAGTCCCTTCAAACTGCGGATAATGTCAAGTAAAGCGTGGCTGATGCTGTGATCTGCCCGCCCCATCGAATAGGTCGTCTTCGTCGGTGCCTGCGCCTGGACAGCGGCAAGCGTGTCGATGATGTTATTGAGCTGCTGTTGTTCTGCCCGCGTCATGCATATTCTCCGTCTGTGTCATGGTTTGCTTTTCCGCCTGTCCGTCCGGCGCCGCTGTGCCCGGCGGCGCAGTCGAGTTGCCGGCGGCAATGCGCAGCGCCATCGCCTGATTGCGCATTTTTTCCCGTTTGAAGGCGGCGATTTCATCCGTATTATATCCCATTTCGGTCTGTGCCTGAGTTTCGGACACGCCGAGCTGAGACACCCGAATCGCCAGCGTTTGCGCCTGCTCCATGTCGTTCCGGCTCTCCGCGCCTTCCCATACCGCTTCAATCAATTCGTCTTCGTTGAGTCCGCCTTCACCAAAGGCGTTGTCCAGGCGGCGCGCGATGGTGAACACCTGCTCCCATGAGTTGCCGAAATCAGTCTGTGTCTTTTTGACCTGCGAGACCAGTGCCAGCTCCTGCTGCTTCATGGTGCCTTCTGCCGAGATCTGCCCGGAGACCTGAAAATAAGACAGCGGTGTGCCGGAAATGCGGGCGATTTCCATCACCAGCGCACTGTACCCGGCCAGCAGTTTGGTTGTGCTGTCGTCACCGTTGACCCGCTCCAGTTTCGCGCCTTCATTCGCGCCTTTACTGACCGCCGCAATCGCGCCCGGTCCCACCTTTACCGTACTCCAGTCAGTGGTGCCGTAACCCGCCAGCAGCCCGAAGACGTCAGTATCCATCGCAGAAACCAGGTCAATTAGCGCCTTATCGACCGCATCCTGTATCGGCAGTACGTCCGCTAAATGACTGGTGCCGTAGCTGTCGCCTTTGTCATTGTGTTTGAAGTGGACAATCGGAATCCCCAGAGGTACGCCGCCTTTCGCGCGCGTATCCGTCCACCAGACAATCCCTGCCAGTCCTAAATAACCGGGTCCAATTTCATCGGCGTCGCCTTCATACGGCAGATAGCTGCCGCTGTCCGAATCATCGTCGCTGATGTATTTTTCAATATGGTCCGGGAAGTACAGGTTCATGCGCCGGACTTTGCCGGCGTTCATGCCCTTTGATACCCGCCAGTGTTTGGATGCGAATTCAATTTCGTCCCGGCGTTCATCCGAGTAATAGACCATCACGCCGTCACCAGCATAGCCCGGCTCGAAGTAGAAGCGCGGCAGTTTCGCGGCGTTGTCCCATTCGACCAGCACGAAAGCATCGCCATCCCGCACCGCTGCCCGGTGGACCACGTTCTGCTTGCCATCCATCCGGTTCTTGCGCCACCAGGACCACAGCGTATCCGCCTGGGTTTTGTCATCGCAGGTAAACCCGTTGATTTTCAGCCGGTTCGTTTTGGCGTCAATGACCATCGGGCAGTAATTGGCGGTAAACTCAACGTCCTGATGCGCCTTGAGGTACTGCCGCTGGCGTTCCGTGAGCTGCGTCCGGTGGGTACCGTCATCGTATTCGCGGTACAGGATATATTCCTGCTGCTTTGCGACCATTTGCTGGCGCAAATAATCCAGATACCCCTGACGCACCTGTGTTTGGAACTGCTGCGGATACGGGTTTGTGATATTAAGCATATTGGCTCACTATGATGGTAACGGCGTTATTCACACCATGCCAGGCTTGAATCACCGGGTCAGCGTAATCGGTTGATCGCCCGGTGCGCTCCTTAATCGTTTCTTTGCTTTCCACGATGATCTTGCCGCCCTGCCGTTTGTAACGCGGGGCGCGTAAGTCCTGGCGCAGCTTGCGCAGGGGTGGCAGGGCGATTTCATACCCGCTGTTCGGGTCAAGTGCTTCACGGAACCGCCACCACCATAACGAACGCTGGTTGGCAAAGTGGTATTTGCCGGATGAATCCGTTTCGCTTCCGGCGCTTTCCCCGGCGTTCATGGCGTGCGCGGTCTGCGTTTTCTTCAGCACATCATAGACCGATGCGCCCACACCGATGCTGTCTATGAAGATCGGAGCGCTTTCGCCCTGCATGGCATCCACCACCAGCTTTGCGCCGCTGTCACCGTCGTAACTGTCGTTATAACCCTCGACTTCAAAGTAATCCCCGTACAGGCGGGCAATACCAAACTCATCACTGCCGCCGCGTTTTGGGTCAACCCCAATGGCGCGCAGCTTCAAATCCGGACGTTGCATCTTCCGCCAGCGGTCTTCCGCCAGCAGTATCCAGGCAGTCGGGATAGTTTGCCAGTCGTCATCCTTGCGCCCCACCGTCATATCGCCGGTAAGCAACTGCGTGCGCAGCGGTTCCGGCAGTGTATTGAGCTGGTCACGGTAATTGGTGCGCAGCAGTACCGGGTTATCCTCAACGCGCGCATGAAAGAAAGTGCGTGACTGCGGCTTGTACTCTATTCCGTCAATGCTAACCTGTTCACCGCTCGATACCTCAACATCGGCGTCATTCTTACGGATAAACCAGCGCAATTCACCGTCCTGTGCCGGGTTCGTGTGGTCAGGGTTAATCCAGGGCGCGAAATATTCCAGCAGCCATTCACCGCGTTCATCCGGCGGGTTAAAGGTCAGCACAACCTGCGTCCGCTGATTCGGGTCTTCTGTGCGCAACCAGCCCATCAGCATCCTCACGACGATTTCTGCAAATTCGCTGGCTTCGTCGATGCCGATGAAATCACGTCCACGTCCACGATACTTGCGCAGGTCTTTGATGTGTTCGGCGCTGGTCGCCATGCAGAACCCGCCGTTGGGCAGTTCCCAGCGGCGCTTTTCACCGCGTACAAAAAACGCTTCGCCGTTCAGAATGACGTCGCCGCGTTCGATAATGTCCTGTAAGTCGGGATTGTTCAGCCGGTAAATGACCGCCCGCTTAAACTGCGTGAAGGCTTTGCCCAGCAGCAAATCCGACTTGCCGCCGCCCGCCGCCCCACCGTACCCGATGACATTCGCCGTGCAGTGATAGGCGCGTTCCTGCGGCGAACCGGGGAACGGCTGCCAGTCAATCGTCGGTATATCCTGACTCAGCAGCGCTTCCAGCTCGTCGAGTTCCTGCGAGGTTAAGTAGCTCAGCAATTCGGGTTCGACGTTCATCAAGCGTCAGCATTCCTGTATGTTCCAATTTGACCGTGCCGGATTGTTCCTGCTTCACCGGCGCATTCAATCCGAGCAAATCGCAGCGCAGTTTGATGCACCGTTCGACCCCGGCTAAAAATGCCGGGTTGCCCATATTGTCGTCACTGCGTACCGTTGCCTCATACTGCTTGTCTTTCACCTGTACGGGATTACCCTGGTCATCTTTCCGTATCTTCGGGCTTTCCTTTGTGCGCTGCGTGGTAGACTCGGATTTTTCCAGTGACTTTAACCAGGCGCTCCAGTAAGTGCGTTCCAGTTCATCAATACGTGCCAGTTCCTTTGCGACATGCGCCGCGCGGTCGCCCTCGGTCTGGTTTGCCAGCCAGCGGGCTTTGACTTTATCCAGGTCGTACTTAATCTGGACAATCGACAGCGTATACGGGCGGATTTCTTTAAGCTTTTCCTGACACTGGCGCAGGGTAAAGCCCTGGATTGTCCACTGGTTGAACAGCTCTAAATCGGCTTCGCGCAGATACTTTGTGCGTTTGTTAGCGGAGTCTCCAGGCATCTTAAAGCACCATTGTTAAGGCATCAGTTCGGGTATCAACCCCATACCCGACAGGCGTTCAAGGATGACGCTGCAATAGTCGGGAGATATTTCCATGCCGAAGCCGATGCGACCGGTTTGCTCACAGGCGACTAAGGTTGTGCCGCTGCCGCAGAAGGGGTCATACCATGCATCGTCGGCATCGGAATAGGCGCGAATGAAGAAGTCAGGAAGTTGCACCGGGAACGCGGCTTCATGACCGCGTGTTTCGTCGTTAGAAAACCCCTTCAAAACATTCGATGGATACGCCATGCCAGGAGCATACTCTTGACCGCCGAATATCCAGGACGAGTGACCTTGAAGATCACTCGCAGCTTTACCGTGCTGTTTATGCCCCTGTTTGCCAGCAGTATTCCCTACCCCTTTACCACCGGGGATAGGCACGCTGTCTGATTCATGCATAACAGCATCGGGGCGAAACTTGAAACCCTTGCGGGTGGCAGCAAATTGATAAACAGGCTCAAACCCATTTTTAAAACTGTACTGCACCTGACGCGGAACACCAGAACGCAACCAGCAGAACTCATCAACGTATGACCATTTCCAAACGCGAGACATGGTAAGAACCATGTCCATAACGTAAAGATTGCGCTCACCATCTTCTGAGTGTGGTTTGATATTCACAAAGAACGAGCCATCGTCTTTCAGATGCGCCCGCACATTCGCCTGTATCGCCTCCCACCATGCGACAAACTCATCAGCGGGAATGCCACCATACTGTTCTTTGCGTTGTTCGGCATATGGCGGGGAAGTGAATGCACCCTGCATTTTCTCCCCACCCATCAACCGCGCCACATCCTCCGCGCTGGTGCTGTCGCCGCACATGATTTTGTGCCTGCTGATACGCCACACGTCGCCGCGCTGTACCTGCCATTTCTGCTGCAACTCCCCTGCCCGGTCAACCTGTGCGCCGGGGTCTTCCACAGCAGGCGCATCCCGGTACAACCCCTCGCGCGCCGCCATCTCCGCCAGCATCCCCTGAAGCGCCGGGTTGTCCGTCTTCACCTCATGCAGCAGCGCGTCGAGGCGGTCCCGGTCATAGGTCGCCATCGTTGTGATATAATCGAAAACGGTTAACGCCAGGTCGTGTTCTTCTTCGGTCAGGTCCACCCAGACTGCGTCAAGTTCGGTGTCATCTCCCTGCGCCAGCGCCAACCATGACCGTTCCTCGCCATCGACCAGATAACCGTTACGGGCATTAATCACAATCGGTGCAATCTGCCCCAGCGTATCAAAAGACGCTTCGACGCCTTTGCGCTGTTCGGCGGGATGCCTCCGGGGGTTGCGCGGATGCGGCGTAATGTCGCCTGCCCGCACTTTGCCCGTTTTAACGATGCGACTACGCCAGTTGATCGGTTGATTGATGTAAGGCTCGGTCATAAAAATCCTGTAAATCTCCACGAACCCCCATTATTTAGGGGTTTACCCTGCTTGACACGTATAGCATTCTGCTATACAATAGGGTTATAGATTAGAGAAAACGGAGACACAAAATGAACAGCAAACTCGAACGCACCATCAAGACTCAGGTAGACCGCTACAGCACCCCGGCAGTTGCCCGCGAAGCCGCAAAGCACTACACCGAAATTCAGGCGATGCTTCACGGTGACGATGGTAAAATCTGGCTGACCAGCCCGCGCAATGCCGCAAAGCTCGAAAAAGCCGGTTACGAAATTATCGGTTACGCCCACTAATTAACGCGATACTAATAGGAGACACCAAATGACTACTCAAACCCGCACCACCAGACGCAACACAAAGCCCGCGCAGCAGTGGTACATGCGCAATCAGGACGCCCGCCGTTACGAAGCCATCGACCTTGATGACTGCGAACTGCTGGACGGACAGACGGTAATGCTGATGTTCTACGTTGCCAGCCACGACCTGTATGTGACCATCCCGGGCGAATCGCTTCATGTTATCCGCAACGGACAGCCGGTTCTGGAGCGCGACTAATGGCGAAAAAACAACTGAACGTGAGACTCCCGGAAGCCACGCTGAAACAAATCGAAGCACTCCAGCAGCAAACAGGCATGACGCAGGTACAAATACTCATCCTGGCAATCGACAAACTGCATACCGAAAAAGCAAAGGAGGGGTAACACCCTCTTTTTTATTGCCTGTGGGTGCTGTCCGACTCGAACGGACGAACGGACCCGGTAACGGGCTGCTCCCGATGAGCGCACCCCTGAACGCAAAACGCGCCTCGATGGGCGCGGTGTCGTCTTGCTTCAGTGTAATCTAAACGAATGTTCTATGTCAAGTTTTCAGTCAGAGACGCGGCGCGGGTACGGGTCCAGCGGTATCACGTTCGACCAGCGCTTCGTGCGGTCCATTTCGTTCCGGCAGTGCTTGCAATACGTGTGCAGGTATTCCGTCTCGCGTTCCTTCCGGCGGTAGACGCTGAATGCATCCGGCGGCTTATACACGCCGCACCGC